CACCGCCGCTGACTTCGGTGCCGCCGCCGGCATCGCTCGGAGCGGCCGTTAACAGCGCGATGTAGATGTTCGTCGGTGCGGTGAAGGCCTGACCGCGAAACAGCCAGTCGAGGTACTTGTTTTCTAGGTAGTCGCTTTTGCCAGCCATGTGAGAGTCTCCTTAGGCGTCGATTGAATCTTCGTTGCGTGACCTGAAGTAACGCCTGATGTCGTCGCGCAAGCCGGGCTTGTTTCCGTGCAGACGCCACAGCCCTTGGGCGTCTTTGTAGATGTCGGCGTACGGATCGAAGTTGTGCCGCAACAGGATCTCCCAACGTGAAGCGTACTGGCGATCCGCCTTGCGCCCATGCCAGTGGTGCAGCAAGGTCCCCGAGAGCGCGCCAAAGCTGCCCTTGAGATGCGTGGTGGCCCGCGCTTCCCACTGGGCCACGGCTTTCCGGTAATTCGGGTGCATGCCCTTGGGCACCGAGCGCGCCGCTTGACCGACCAACGCCAACGCCATGTGATGATCGCTCGACCCCAGAATGCCGTGATCGAAGAGCCCGCCAACGGCGTCGATCGCCTCGCGGCGCGCGGCCCAGGCGAACCCAGGGTGACCGAACTTCGCGCCCTCGCTGTAGTAGGTCGCCGTGGCCTTGATCGGCTTGCCGGCAGCGACCAGCGATCCAAGGCTGGTGTGAACCGGCGCGAGCGTCTCACCGGTCGGCCCCAGATCGATCGCGTGCTCGAACATCTGCACGATCTGGAAGTGCTGGAGCTGATGGATCGTCTCTTCGGCCCAGTCAGGTCGCACGAACTGCACGTCAGCATCGATCCACGCGACGTACTGCCAATCGTGAGGCAGGCGCCGAAGGCCCGCGTTGATCATCGCTTCTTTCTGCCAAAGCTCTTGATCGGTTCTCAGCTGGTAGTGGTACGGGTCTTCGAACTTCGTGACGGCGTGCGCGCGGGCCCCGTGTGCGGTCTCGACCGTGTGGAGTTGAATGCGCGGGTTGCAGCCCATGCGCTGGGCAAATTCCCGGTACAGCCGGTAGCGCGTCTCAAAGCGCGCGGGGTTGGAGATGACTGCGATTACGTGAAGCGTGTCGCTCGGTCTGTGGTGTGCGAACATAGATCCCTCACTCTAGTGCGCTGCTGATATCAGGTTCAGCATAGCACCGGCACTGTATCGGCTCGCCGGGCGTTTCGCCATCGGGCGGGTCGCTCCACTCGTACGACTGGCCGTTGCGCACGGCATGCTCATCGCGCACGCGCTCATCGCCCACGGTGCGCCAGATGAACCGCTTGATGCCCAGGTCGGTCTGTCGCGTGCGGTTCAGGTCGCCGTTGAACTTGCCCACCTGATCGCGCGCGATCAACTCTGCGCGCGACTCGGCCACGTTGTAACGCTCTTCCACCGCCGCCGCGAGGTCTTCCCAACGCGAGCCATCAGCAATCTCGGCACTGAGCGACTTCTCAAGCTCAGCGAAGAACTGTTCGGGCACGCTCTTCATCAGGGCGACGTTCTCTCGGGTGAAGTCACTGATGGCGTCGCTGAGCCACGGTTCCGAGCCCACGATGTCGACCTGAAGCGCCTGCCCCAGCGCCGCGCTCAATTGCTTGTTCAGCTGTTCGGCGTCGAAGTCAGCGACCTCGGTGGCCACCGGGCGCACGACCTTGGCGAACTCTTTGCGCGTCCATTTCTGGAAGTAGTCATCGCTGATCTCGTCGATGATATCGCCCAAGTCAGGCGGTTCGGCGTCCGTCACCTTCGTCGCCGCCACCTTGCTGCCTTGCTCGGCCAACGCTTCGAGGTGCGGCACCAGCCGCTCACGCACCAGCCGCATGGCGTCTTCGAGCACGCGCCGTTTGATGCGCTTGGCGTAGCGCCGCTGTTGCGCCAGCGGCTCGGCCTGCCGAGGCAGCTTCTTGGTCGTGTGACCGCGCGCGCGGGAGAGCGCGATCAGGTTGTGAAACTCCCCTCGGAGCATGTCTACCTCTTCTTTCGGGTGGTCTTCAGGGCATCTTCAATCGTCGGCGGCTGTTTCGGCGGCGTGGGCTGACCGTGCTCGGTCAGGTTGCTCACGGTCGTCTCATGCGTGACGTCGGCCATCTCCTGAGCTTGGGCCTCACGCTCTTCGAGCGCGTCGAGATCGATGGTCAAGTCCATGCCGTATTCGTCACCGCCCCAACGCGACTGCCCGATGTCTTCGGTCGAGGCCACGCCAAGATCATGATAGATCTTGTCAGTCTGCGCGTTCTTCAGGCGTACGTCGGCCTTCTCCACGTCGGTCTGTTGCCACAGCGGCCTGAACTTCCACTGCCAGTTATCTGGGATCTTGCCGGCGGCCGGGCCGGTTTTGGCCAAGAAGAGATACCGCAACAACTGCCGGATCTGGGGCTTGACCTCGCGGCGCTGCTTCGCTGCCACGGTGTCATACCAGATTTGCATGTCATTCTCACCGGTGGCGTTCATGCCGCCGGGGCTCACGCCGAACAGAACGACCGTAGGGATGCCGCACGCCGCCGCCACACGATCCATGCGCTCCCTAAGGATGTCGGCCACGCCAGCGAGCGGGGTGCCCTTGCGCTCAAACTCTTCGTTGTCTTTGTCGATGATCGCGGCGTTCACCACCGAGCGCGACAAGTTGATCATCTGCATGCGCTTCATGATCGTCTTGTCTTTGTCGGCCAACAGGCTGTTGGCCAACTGGTTCATCTTGAATACCGCCTGAGCCACATCGGTCAAGAGGTGGTCGACGCCGGCCCACGCCGCATCGTAGTCGCGGATGTGCTTCGCCAGACGCACGAGCACGCTGTCACCCCAGCCCGCTGCGATGCCCAGCCCGCTATTGCGAAGCTGCCGGCGGTTCGACAGCGGACCTTGGAAGATGAGCAAGCGACTGGCGTGCACCTTCTGAAGAGGCGCGATCGAGCTGGCGAAGATGTGGGGGTTGAGCTGGTAGAGCGTCGGCTTCCCAAAGCCCGGCTTGACCGGGTTGTCTTGCCACGCCTCAGGCAGCGGCCTGCACTCGAACGCATCGAATGGCGTGAGCGAGTCGATCGACTTGATGGCGTCTTCGTTAACCGGCTGACTCAGGTCGCCCTGCCCGTCGTTCATGCCGATGAAGATGCCCGCGCCACCGTAGGCCCGCTTCCACTTCAGTGCTTGTAGGAATTCTGCTTCCACTTCCAAGCGTTCCAGCTCATCGCCCATTTCTTCGGCCAGCTCTTCGTCGCTCTCGATCCGAACGTCGCCGCCCTCGCGCGTCATGTCTTCGGCCGGCAGGTCGACAATGCGGGCCGCGAGGTCACTGCCTCGGTAGAACGTGCCGAGCGCGCCATAATCCATCAGGTCAGCCGTGGGCACGGCGGCCTCACGCCGATCCTTGCGCGGGTCACCCAAACCAGAAAGGGCGTTGATCCACCCGTCTTGCACGGGCTGAGCGGCATCCTCGGCGTGCTTGCTGGCCTCAATGGCGCGTTCCTGAGCTTCGGCCTCGGCGCGCGTTTTGTGCTTGCCCAGCACCTTGCCTGTCTTCTTCGACAACAGCACATACTCTGAGCCGCGCTTTTCGATGTGGTCGTTGGTTGGTTTCTTCATGTGCCGTTACCCTGGTGTAATGGAACACCATCTAGCCATTAAAGGCGAAAAACTTCGTGTCTTTCAGCAAGTCGCCGAACTGATCTTCGATGGGGCAGCCAGAAGAGCAGTGCGAGCCAGCGGCGGCGCACCAAATACCGGAAAGGCCGGGCCGGTCGAGGCGTGATGCTGGCTTGGGGATCACTGCAACAATGTGACCCGGGCGTCCAAATTTTGGATTCTTCCAGATCGCCACCTGAGGGATGCCCACGGTTGCGAGGTTCTTCACGGCAAGCGCGCTCGCGATCGAACCGGTCTGGGTCCACCCGACGTACTTCGGGGCGGGGCTCATCAGGTCGTCGTAGATGTCGTTCGCACGCATCTCTTTGCCGTTGAGCACGTGCGGAAGCGGCGCCTTGAGGATCTGGCACCAATCGGCGGCGAAGATGTTGCAGTAGGTCACGCCGGCTGGCTGGTACCGCTTGGCTTCATCGACATGAAGCGCGAGCGCGGCGGCGATGAGGTTCTCGGCACTGCGTTGGTCGCCCAGCTTCAACACCTCAGCCGGCGGGTTCAGCGCAACGCCCTGATTCGGGGTGATCCAGATGGGAACCATGGGCTAGAACCTACTGCGCTTGAGGGTGCGAAGCCAGTCAGCAAGCCGACGTTTCATCTTGCGCGCCTTCGTCCGACCATCGTGGATCAGGTCGCGTCGGCCGTTCCGCTTCAGAAAGTTTTGGCTCCTGTGATGCGCCTTGTCGGCGGCCATCAGCTTCGGGTCATCACCCCAGGCCAAAAGGTGGCGAGGGTTATTCTCTGGCGAGGGCATCCAAGAACTCCATTCCGTTTCGGCCGCAGTATTTGAGCAGCGCGTATGAGACGCAATCGATGGCGTCGTCGTGCGGCGCCTTGGGGAACGTCGTGGCCTCGGTGATGAAGTCGTCGACCCACGTGGCGTGCAGCGGAAGCCAGAAGTTGCCAGCTTCAATGAACGGTGCGGCGGCGTGCACACGCGCCTCTTTGCCGCCGTCTGGCTCGATCGGCACGAGCCCCGGGATCTTGTTCTTGAGCGTGTCGATGATCGCCGGGCCGTTGGCCTTGTCTTCGATGTAGATGCCGCTCACGCGCGGCCACTTCGCCCTGAGGTCGCTGAGGGCCTGCACCGTGGCACTGAACGAGAGCCTGTCCCAAACCAGTTTGAGTAGGTAGACGTCTGGGCCTTGAATGCCAAAGACGCCGATGGCCACAAAGTCGCTCTTGCTGGTGTCTTTGAAGGCGGCGTCAACGAAGATGGCGTAGAGCGGGAACGTGGGCACGGGCCGGCACGTGAAGCCCTCAAGCGGCTCTTCCCTGCCCGGGATGTACCAGCGTCGACCAAACCACTCACGCTTGAGGATGCCGCCCTCTGCCGGCGCTGGGCGCTGCTGGTACTGGCCAGCGTAGCCGTACGAGCCCACGTCTTTCTTGAGCTGATCCAATACCGGTTTGGGGAAGAGCTTGGGGAACAACAACTCGCCCTCTTCCTTGCGCGGGTCTTCCCAGCCACCCCACAGCTTGGTCTTCGAGCGATGGTTCAGCTCGAACTCTGCCGGCAGTCGCAGATGTTCCCACCCACCCTTGCGCAACAGGTGTCCGGTCAGATCCTCTTCGTGAAGCCGCTGCATGATTAGAAGCTCGGTGGCGTTCTCTTTGTCGTTGAAGCGGCTCGACATCGTCTCGTCTTTCCACTTCACGCACGCATCGCGAATGACTTTGGAGTGGGCATCCTTCGCAGAGATCGGGTCGTCAATCAGCAAGGCGTGCCCACGGTAGCCCGTGCCTTTGCCGCCCACGCCGAGCGCTTGGCGCAAACCGAAACGGGTGTTCTTGTAGAACTGCTTCAGGTCTTGGTCATCGGCGAAGTCCCACGGCTCGCCCTCGAACGGACTGTCAGCTGAGCGAAACCATCGCGTGTACCACTCGCCACGCATCAGCTCTCGCGCCTTGACAGCGTCGCGTGTCGCGAGCCCGACCTCGTAGGACGCTGAGAGCAACTGCCAAGACGGCTCACGCGTCCATACCCACGACGGCCAGAGTACACCGCACAGCATGCTCTTCGCCGTTCCGGGCGGCACGTTGATGATGAGCCGCTTGATCTGGCGTTCATAAAGTGCCTGAAGGTGATCAGCGATGGCGTCAACGTGCCAGCTGTGGATCAGTGGCGTGGGGTCGATTTCGCCCCAGGCACGCTTGACGAAATACCGGAATGACGCCCGGCAGAGTGCCGCCTCGACCTCTTCGGGCGCCTTGAGCGCGAGACCCATCAGGCCTTCTTCTCTGCCGCCATCCGTTCCTTGGCGAGCTTCCGTTGCTCTTCGACCAAGGCCGCCTGGGCGGCATTCAGCTCGCGCTGTCGGCTCGCCAGCTGTTCAGGCAGGGAGCCCACCTGTGCGCGCATTCGCATCGCAGCGATGAACACCTTGACCAAAACCAGAAAGCCCAGAAGGCTCAGCATGCCGAAGAAACCGGCCAAGAAGATCACCGCGATCATGAACGTCGTACTCATTTCTTCACCTCGAAGTCGGCGTCAATTGTACCAGCCGGCAACGACGCCTTGCGCGCCAGCCTGTCCATCTCTTGCAGCTCTTGCAGCGTGAGGCGCTCAGGCGCCCATTTCTCGCGACGGTCATCCACGTCGACCTCAACCGTCTGTGACGGGCGACCGTGCTGGTAGGCGAGCAACGTGGTCGTGGCGTCGAGCATCTCACTGATGGTCGGCGTCAGCGTCTTCACCACGCCGGGCAAATCGGTTTCCACGTCGACTTTCTTGCCAGCCGAGATCCTGTCGAGGCGGTCGATGAGCACCTCGCTGTTGCGGCCAAACCGGTTTTCCAGATAGGCGATGATCGCCTTGCGCGGCCGACGACGGGGGTTCATATCCCCTTGATAGCCCACTGGCACGCTTCTGGCGTAAGGGTCGCGCGCCCAGCGCCGGGCCCGATCGACTCTGAAACTCTCTGGATGGGTACTCTATATTTTTCGACTTTAACATCAACACTCTAGAATATCCTACTTGTTACTACAATATTCCTACATCATGATTGTAAACTCTATTCATCGGAGAGATGACTATTGAGAGATCACGAGTAGCTCTATAAGGCTGTGATCGTTGGTTCTTCACACACAAACCTACATATCCTACACGAGCTGATTTGCGAGAGTTCGTGAGTGGGCTATTCGGTCTGTATGCCCCCGATCATGATTCACGTGCAGCCCGAAGAGCATAGCAGAATGCTGACCCAAGGTAGGCGTCTTGGATACCTGAAACTCAGTGAGTACATTCGTTCAGTGATGCTTCGAGAGATCGGTGCGGCGGCACAGCCACCGGCGAAGAAGAAAGCCCCGCTGACGATAAACCAAGAACTGATTCTTGAGACGCTCGCTCAGTACCCGAGAACGATGGCCCAGATCGCCCGAGACACCGGCAAGCACCCTCGAGTGGTAGCCACTGAGTTCAAACTGCTCTCTGATCTCTGTTGGATCATCGAAGAGCGGCGCGACGTGTGGACGGGCGGCCGGCCGGCTTCCAGCTACAAGCCTACTGAAACCGGTTTGGCCAAACTCGAAGAAATGCGCGCTCACCGGAAAAAGCTTGAAGAAGACGCTGAGCGCGTTCAGCGTCAGCAGAGAGAAGAAAGCGCCCGGAAAGATCCCGACGTGCCGCGACTGCGCTCCACTGACCTCGAGAGCGATGAAGGCAAATACACCCAGGCGTGCCTTGACTCGCTCTATAAGTTTCACCCCAACGCCAAACCGGAATGGGTGCAGCGAGTCATCGCCTTACAGGTCGCCCTTGCCGTCGATCAGGTCAAGGAATGTGGGTCGACCTGGGAGCAGCAGTACAAAGAGATGCCACAGTCTGCCGAAGAGTGGTCAAACTGGAAATGACGCGCTGTGGCCGCAAATTCCGTCAGTCAGAAGTGACACAAATTCGTAACTGACCCGCCCTCAGCCGAACGGGCTCGCACCCTTACGCCTTGGCACGCGCGCTGCTAAGGTAACAGTCACCTCGTAGTAACAGAAAGCCAACATGTCCCCTGTCGAAATGAACACCCTCTCTAAGAAGTGGGCCACTGCCCTTGTGCGCCGTCTCTCGCTGGCGCGCTTCATGATCGATGAACTGGCCCAAGAAGCCGCCATCGGCATTCTGGCCGCGTGCAAGAACTTCGATCCCTCGCTCAGCACCTTCGAGCAACGCGCCTTCGTGCACGCCAACTACCGCATGCGCCGGCATATAAAAGCGATGGCAGGCGTGGTGAATCAGCCGAGACGCCGCGCCGGCACGCCCCGTTCAGTTGCGCTCATCGTCGAAGACCAAGAGGGCAATGAGACCTCGATCTGTGACGACTATACCGACGCCACACAGCTTGACGAGCTGGCGTTTACTGAGGCGCTGGCAGCAACCGACGCACGCACCACGCTGATGATCGAAGCGAAGATGAAGGGCGCCACCTACGAAGAAATCGCCGAAGGGCTCGGCGTGAGTCGCGAGTTCGTGCGCAAGAAGGTCATCAAGTTCGCCGAAGATCTGGGGGCGTCATGAGCTTTAACGCCCATGTGAAGGTGAAGGGCCGTTGGGTGCGCTTGAAGCTGAAGAGCCTCGAAGCTGCGAACGAGGTGGTCAGCCAGTGGCGTGAGCGCGGTTTCACCGCATTTGTCGAGGCCTCAGGTGGCTGACCTCAAGTTCTACCGCGATGAGCGGGAGCGTTGGCCAGTGTTGCAGGCCACATTCATCTCAGAAGCGTGGGCAAGACGCGCGCTCAAATCGCTCACCAAGCGCTTCCGGTTGGACCGAATGCCATACCAGAAAGGCCCCATCCATCTCGAGTTTAGAGGGCGATCGACCAGCTGGGGCGGCTACAGCGGCATCACACTGGCCGAGAGTCGCGACTGGCTGATCTTCGTGCACGAGGTGGCGCACGTCTGGGAATACCGCAAGCACGGCTTCACCGAGCATCGCGCCCGCCTCGCGGGCTTCGTCGATCAGATCGCCATGTACGTCACCGAACGCGGCTGGCCTGAGAGCGACTGCTACGAGCAGTTTGAGGCGATGGTGTACCCGTGGGGTACGGCACCCACGCCGCACACCATATCTGGGGCCGTTGCACACACCGTGCCGTAGGGCTATCAATTCGGCACCACGTGAGGATCACGATCTTCAATTCGAAGTTCGATTCTGTGCCCAAGGCCAAAGAGGTCACTTGGGATGAATTGGTCGCAATGCTCGGTGAAGATCGCCCGGTCACGTGCCCCACCAAGACGTATTACCTACACGTCGAACCGGACGGCACGAAGACGAAGGTTGAGATCGATGCTGATCGCTGTCCGTCGCTGACGCGACACAACGGCGAGCGGTTGCCTCACAAGTGCGAGGCGCGCGAGGTCAACGGCTGGAGCCCCGGCATTTGGCCTAGCGGAAGCACGACCCGGAAGCAAGCCGACGTGGTGGCCGCTGACGTGCTGGTCTTCGACATCGATCACACGACACAGGCCCAGCTGGCTGAGATCGACGCGAGGATCGAAGCAGCGGGGCTGGCGGCCATTCTGCACAGCTCGCACAGCCACGACCCCGAGCGCGGTGACGTCTGCGTTCGTCTGGTGCTGAAGGCCAGCCGCACCATGACGGCGGCTGAGATCGTCCCAACACGCCAGTACGTCGAACGCTTGCTAGGGCTGCCCACAGACCCGGCGACCAAAGACCTCGGGCGGCTTTATTTCGTGCCCACGCGGCCCGCCCTCGGCCCTGAGCGCATCTTCGGGCACCAAGACGGCAAGCCGGTAGAGGTGCAACCCGCTTCCAGCGGGTTGGGCACAGGCCTTCTCTCACAGATTCCGGCGGGCGCTGACGCACGTGGCACAGCGCCGGCCCCGGGTGCTATCCCAGACCCGGTTCTTTCACGCACCAACGGCGACATGGTGGCGCTCAAGAAAGCGCTACAGCCAAACCACAATGACTACGTGCGCCGCATGTTCGAAGGCCTGCCGTTCGCTGAGCCGGGCTTTCGCGATGCGGCCATGCACAGCCTTGCTGGTTACCTGACTTGGCGACTACCAACCGCCAGCCTTGAAGCGCTCGTAGAGATGGGCCGGCGTTCGTGCATGGCCATGGACCCGACCAAGGATCTCGACAAGTGGCGCGAGAAACTGACACGGGCCATCGACCGAGCCGCCGCGCACCACGCCGAACAGCTGTTGAAGAGTCAGGCTCAGGTCGGCTCGTATCGCTCAGAGAGCGCGCGTGCGCACCCCGACGAAGACGATCCCGACAACACCGATCCGTTTCCTCAAGGTAAACTGGAAGCCTGGGCGAATGCGCACGGCTGCCGCACGGTCGGAGAGTTCAGCAAGCGCTGGATTATTCGCTTCCACGGTGCCAACTGGATCTTTTGCAACGGCCGCTATGACAAGGCCGTGCCGGACAGTGAGATCGTAGTGAGCATGCGGCGCGACCTCGCCCGCTCACCGGTCACCCTGACCAAACAGAATGCGGCCGGTGAGTGGGTGCCTCGGCACAAAGATGCCGTGCTCTACGAACACGCCACGGCGGCCCGCGCGGTTCAGGCGTCGCTGTCGCTACGAGAGAGCTTCTACGATCCCAGCACCCAGACGTTTCACGAAGCGGTCTGCCCCATTCGCCGCGACCTGAAGCCGGTCGAGCACAGAGAGATTCAAGAGTGGCTGTGGTTGTTCGGCGGTGACGTGCTGTTGGATTGGGTGGCCGTGGTCAGCCAGCTCGACCGCTCGGCCGCTGCGCTCTACATCGAGGGGCCTAAAGGCACCGGCAAGAACGTGTTGGTAGACGGCCTCGCCCGGCTCTGGCACAAGGGCGGCGCGAGCGCGTTCAAAGACGTCATCGGGGCGAACTTCAACGACAGCCTGACCCGGTGTCCGCTGATCCACGCCGACGAAGGCATCCCGAAGACCGACACGATCATTGACGACCTGAGGCGCCTGATCGGTTCGAACCAGCAACCGCTGAACCGTAAGTTCATGCCGGTGGTGAGCCTGGAAGGCTGCCCGCGCTTGATCATCACGGCCAACAACGATCGCGTGCTGTTGGACACGGGCGCGCACATGGGTCCGGCGGATATCGAGGCGGTCGCTCAACGCATCAGACAGCTGAAGGCCACAAAAGAAGCCGCTGATTTCCTAGCGGCACGGCGTGAGAGGCACGGGCACGGCTACATCGAGTCATGGATCAAAGACGACCACGTGGCACGCCACGCGTTGTGGTTGGCTGAAAACCGGAATGTCGATCAGACCAAGCGTTTCTTGGTCGAGGGCAACGACCAAGCCCAGGCAGAGCTGATGACGACCGGCACGGGTCAGGTCGGCGCGATCATGGAGTTCTTGGCTCGCTACCTCAGCGATTCGGCGGCGGCCAAGACCGGCCGCATACGCCCCGGCGGTGGTCGCTTACTGGTCAACACCGAGGCACTGGCCGATCGGCACCAGTGGGAACGTTTTGTCCCCAGCCGCAAGATCCCGAGTGCCCGCCTCATCTCCGACTCGCTCAGGGCCGTGAGCGACGGCGTGGAGCACGCCGACGGGCTCGACTACTTCCGGGTCAAGCCGCACATGCTCATCAACTGGAGCCGGCTGAATCAGGTCGGCTCGCCGTCGAAGATCGAAGGACCCATCAATGCAAATGCGTGACTTCGAAGTACTTGTTCGCCGGTGCTGGGTGCGCGAGACCTCGGCGGCGCCTGAACTGTGGTCGCCTCAGAATCCGTCGCGAGGTCAGTGCGCCATCACAGCCCTTCTGATCCAAGATGAGTTCGGGGGCGATTTGCTGAGAGGCGTTGTGTCCGGCGAATCGCACTACTGGAATCGGCTTCCCGACGGCACGGTCGTTGACCTCACCTTGGAACAGTTTGGCGGCGAGAAGGCCGTCGGCTTTGTCGTGCGTGATCGAGGGTACGTGCTGAGCTTCGAGGCGACCCGTTGCCGATACGACTTGCTGAGATCCAAGTTCGAGGCCCTATGCACTGGCTCATAACTGACAAGGGTGACCCAGACGCCCGCCGGCTCGTCGACGGCGAATCGTTCGGCGGTCGGCCGCACTACAGCCGCCAGACGCCCGGCGCTTCGATGTTCTGCCGCAACGGTCAGAACCTTGTGTTCATGACGGCGGATCTCAGGGCCGTGTGGGTGACGTTCCGGCCTACTCCCAACGTGGCGAGGCGATCCGACGGGCTCGACGCTTGGGAGAATGCGCTTTTCCGAAACGAGGGTCCGACCCGAGCCTCGGATCTGATCCGCGAGGCGGTTCTTCTGTCTTCGGCTATTTGGGGCGAGCAACCGCGCGACGGTTTCATCACGTTCATCAAGCCCGACGCGATTCGATCTGAAGTGGCGGGCTATTGCTACCGCCGCGCCGGCTGGAAGCGCTGGGGCTCGGCGTCGGACGGCAAGCCGCGCTTGAGAGCCCCCCGTGCGCCCATCGTGGATTACCGACAGTGGGCCTTCAAAGGCGACCGCGGTGGCAAGCTTCGACGTCTGATCGAAGAGTGGAACGCGACGTGTGACTCTAAGGTGCTCAATGGCTGAGCGCTCACAAACCGAAGCCATTTTCGGAAAGACCCTCAACCCTGACGGCACGCTCAGAGCGGTCAGCCCATCGCAGATCATCACCTTCAAGCGGTGCGGTCTGCGCTGGCACTTCGACAAGAAGGGCCGGCTTGCCAAGAAAGCCATGGGCAAGGGCGCGGCCATCGGCGACAAAGCGCACAAGAATATCGAAGTTTTCTTGAAGACAGGCCAAGACGTGCGCGGGGCGCTGGAGCTGGTCGGCTCGAAAATGCTGGAGCCCTACCTTTGGGCCGCGCCTTTCAACGGCGGGCCCGGGGTGGTTGAGGGCGCGCTCTTGAACCCCAGGTTGACGACGCCGGGCGGCGTGCTGATCACCGGCTACTTCGACTTCTATATTCCCGAGCACGGCACACGCGACGGCGGCACCGAATGGCCGATCATCGTCGATCACAAGTTCAAGAAGGATCTGATCAAGTGGGGCTACTACATCAATACCCCGTTGGCCGACGAAGACCGTTGGACTGCCGATACCGAGAAGCTCAAAGATGACCCTCAGACCATCATCTATGGCGGCTGGGCCTTGGTTCGCGAGCCCGAGGTCACAGGCGTGGTGGTACGCCATCACCAGCACCAGACCGAAGGCGAGGGTGGCCGGTTTTCTCTGCCGGCCGAAGTGCGACTTACGAGAGATGACCTTCTTCGTCGATGGGGCGCTTTGGCTGAAGTGGTCGACGGCCCCATGTGCGATTCGGCCAAGGTGCCGGCGGCAGCGCCGGGCGAGACACCTGATGGCGTGCCCTACAACACGATGGCTTGTGGTGACTTCGGCGGATGCGACTTCGCGCGTACGTGCAAGCACAGCCCGTCAAACCGGTTTGCCACATTGCTGGGCGGTGGGTCGCGGGCTATCAGCGAGGTATCAACCCCTTTAGGAGCCACCTTGTCTCTCTTGACTCAAGCCACCAAGCCCACCCCGCCGCCTCAAACCGCTGAACAGACCACCGCGTTGTTGAAGGCCTCAGTTGCCCTCACGAACGATTCCGTTGGTCACCCCGGCGTGCCGTTCATGACCGATCTGAAGCTCAGCGAGCTGAAAGCCGGCGTGCTCTACCTCATCCCAGGCGGCTCAACCGCCAAGTTCGAGGCGCTCATCGGCACTCGCGGTATTTTCAGGGCCAAGGATGGTGGGCTTCGTGAGGTGGTCGACGGTACGGTCAAGACGGTCGACGAAGAGACGCTCTGTCTGTTCGAGGGCCGCGAGTTCAAGAAGCCCGCGCCGCCGGCACCCATCGAGACCAAGGCACCACCGGCCGCTGAAGCGCTCAGCGCCGAGAAGGAAGAGAAGAAGCGGAAGCTCCTGATCGTCGACATCGGTGGTGCCAATCCGATCACCCCACCTGATGTGGCGAAGAGCCCCAGCCCCGCGGTACCTGAGGCGAGCACCCAGGGCGCGCAGTCGAATGCGAACGCGGCGGCTGGGGCTCCCGCGACAGAGGTCAAGGTCACCACGGCCGAGGCGGTCGAGCCGAAGAAGACCAAGGCCTCGAAGAAGGCGGTCGAGCCGGTAGAGCAACCGGCCTCAGAGATGCTGATGCTCTTGGTCAACTGCGACAGCCAGAAAGCGACGTCACTGGCTCCGTACGTCAAGGGGCTCTGCGATGCATTGGCGCAGAAGCACGGCACGCCTGACATTCGGCTGGGCCACAAGCAAAGTGACCTTGCCTTCGGCGGCTGGAAAGCGCTTCTGGCGATCGAGGCGGCGAAGAACCCGCCCAAGGGTCTGTGCTCGATTCAGCCCAGCGAGCTGGCCGACCCTGTGATCGAGGCACTGATCCCGCTGGCGACCGTCGTGGTGTACCCCAGGGGGATCCGATGATTGACCAAACTAGATTGGCTGAAGTCTTGAAGAAGCCCCTTCTATCAGGTGGCCACAACCCGAACAGCGGACAGATGTGCGTGATGGAAGCCGTGGCTTACGTGGCCGGTGAGCAGCACTCCGATTCAGCTGAGTGTGCAAGCAAGGTCATCGCTTCGTTCATGCGCGCCTGGAACGACTCACTCGATGACAACGGTCGTGAGAAGCTGAAGCCCTACATCACGAAGCTGGTCGGATCCAAAGGCACGTTCGATCAAGAGCAGAAGCGCGGGCTGTTGGCGGCGTCGTGGTATCTCACGGTCTTCACGCCTACGTTTCTGGAGTTGGCGGGGCTCAGCGATCACGCTGAGGCGTTAAAGACCGCGACAGTGGCATCGTGGGGTGACGTGAACAAGCTCGAAGGAAAGTTGAGCGCGGCACGGAGCGCGGCCGAG